ATTTGAATGGGGAACTCATACGGTTTAACTTCCACGTTCGCAGTCTTCGATCTCATAACTGCCCGTAGTAATGCTTCATTTTTCATCGTTTCCCCATGACTTTATCGATAACTGATTTAGATATACTAATCTTATTAAACAAAGGATACAAGCGCCGTAATGCTTGGGTGAGGGCATCTACCTGGTCGTCGTTCGCCGCAGCAGGAAATGCAGTCAGTTCATTAACAAGCGGCTTTACCCAGGAATACAGATCAGGGTGAGGTAACCAAACGTTCCCCGCCTCCCAATAAGCAGTCACCGCGTGAGCACGTGCGAGTTTGGATCCGTCCGGCTCGATCGGAATAATACCCGGTACAGTCGCTTTGAGAGTATCAATAACTGCTGGGCCGTTAGCTTTATCTTCGATCAAAATTTCCCTAGACTTTGGATATTCATTTTTGAGCTTAACCACTTCCGAAACCGTCTTAGTAAACGACATCCGCGCCCGGACTTGCATGAGTAAATAGCTGTTGGCGCCGCGTTTTCCCCAAACTTGCCCGACTACGAAGTCAGTGCCGTCCGTGTCCTTAAAGGTACAATCCCAGCTTATAAGGACTCGATCAAAGCGTACAGGTAAGTCTTTCGGATAATAGTAACGCAAACCTTCCTCTTTGAATACGTTACCGCCAATAGACTTAGGAGACTGTTGATACATCGCAGACCACCAATAGTCAGATAACTCTTTTCGTAACTCTTCCAGCTGCTCGATAGGATGCAATCCAGGAATCAACGCCCCTTCTGGTAATTCGGCATTGTAACCGGCATCGTTAATCGAATTTACTGCCGGGAAATTTAAAACAGTCATGCGAGGATCCCCTTCGTATTGTTGCTCGATCCTACCGCCCAGATCATCCTCGGCCCATCGTGTAGCCATCACAATAAGACCGGAATCTTTACTCATGCGGGTTTTACTTGTGGATTGATACCAGTTCCAGTGCGTTTCTTTAGTTACCGGGCTTAATGCTTCCTGTGAGTTTTTAATCGGGTCGTCGATGATAAATATGTCAGATGCCCGCCCAGTAAACCCGCCACCAATACCATCAGCTATATGACTGCCCCTCATATCATACGGAGACGTAAATTCACCATTCCGGTTTACTGAGAATTTTATTTTATCATCAGGTAGCGGGAATATCCGATTATGCAAGCTTTCAGCTAGATATCGGCGCACGTCCAAACTTATTGATTCGGCGAAAGTTGCTGAATAACTGGCAGACGATATCCTCAAATTTTTAAACTTTCCGATTAAATATGTAGGGAATTTTCGGGAAACTATTTCGGTCTTTCCGTGCTGCGGAGGTGCATGCACCTTCAGAATAGGACGGATGCCGGCTTGAACATCCAACACGAACTTGTCAAGTGCCTCACACAGTATGCGGCTAAAATTGCTTTCTATGAAGTCTGGGCTGGTATAGCGGATATAGTCGGCCAAATTCGAACGTGCCGCCCGTCGTCTTAATAACTCCGCAGCCGCATCACTCGCCCGTAGCATCAGTCACAATCAATGCCGCAAGTTCGTCATCGGTCAAATCCTCAGCTTTAGCATGCCTCAAGTTAACAGGACCACCACCAGGACCACTAATTTCCTTACGATCCACCATCATCCCGATATATTTAGCTATATTCTCAAGAGCCTTATCCTGGTCTCTGGTAATAACTTCAATACCGTATTTAGTTTGCTTTACACCTGCATATAACTTCCTGGCAGACCCCTTGAGTCGTCGAGTATCATTAACATGCACCAATTCGTCACCACGTCCGCCGCATTCCGGACAGTCGGGGTTTGCATCGACATTCACATCGAACCCGAAGCCGCCCATTCCGTCGGGAGCCTCTTTGCCGAGGTTGATTGCGGTGTTTACGGCGGTTTCATACTCACCCCTACTCCATTGGTATTTATGGTCATTTCCGTAGCAATGGCGGCAGTTTACGCGCCTTACTTGCATAATATCGTTAGGGTCGGCGCTGGCAATTTGCCACCACAATTTAAGCACTTTTTGGGGTGTAATGCTTGCTGCCACAGAGATTTCTTCCATCCGTTCGGCGATAGCGGCAGTGATGTGATCCTTTGTTAGCAGTCTACAGGCTTGTTCTTTGGCGCTACCTTCTGCATATCCTGCGCGTAAAGCGGCTTGCGTACCGTTTTGGTCAACGCAATATTCAATCACAAATCGGGCTTGTTTAGGTTCCATACGCCTATATTACCACAGAATAAAATTACCCCGTATATACCCTGTATTTTTTACTAGTATGGGGTAACGGGGTAATGGCTACTGTATTGCTTCTTACTCTTATTTACCCCTATACCCCATACTTTTTAATATTGACAATAGGTAATTATCATATACATTATTATTACAACGTACATAATAATGTATATGATAATTACATAAAAGGATTCAGGTAGTACGGGGCACGGGGGTGCGGGGTAAGTTAAAATAAATGTATAATATAATCAATAAGTTAAGAAATTGGTAAGAAACTATTTACAAAGTACAGGGTGAATGTTAAAATAGATACATTATTATTATTTTATAGGGAATAATATGGAATTTATTAATTCGGATGGTAGTAGTATACAAAACGCTCCTTGGAATAAGGATACGTCGGATAAATTAGGCTATTATGTTTATTATTCAGATCAAGCTTGCTCAGAATGCAACTCAAAGCCTGTATCAAGATTTGTTGACAGTGACAAATGTGTAAATTGCTCAAACAATCACTTAAAAGAGACCTGGTCGTTGTGGTTGCAAGGGAGTCCTGATAAACCTGATCCGTTTCCGAAAAATATCGAACAGGCTATAAATTGCGGAGTTAATTATTTTTATACTTCGAACCCGTGCAATCGAAGTTCTCATTTCAAAACTCCTAATATAAAAACCGGTCGATGTGTGATATGCGCAGGAATTAGGAATGAATCTACAGAACAGAAATTAATGAGGGATACTCCTGACGCTATAATTACCAGAGATATCGCAAGCATGCTAGGTTTATCAGTATTTCGCACGGGATTACCTTGTAAACATGGGCATAAAGGATGGAGGTACCGATCGACTAGCGGTTGTATTCCATGCTTGAAGGGTGAGGCTCTGGCTCCGGTACTTGTTACGGAACATGAGACTTTTTCAATAAAGCAACAACGCGAAATGTTCTTTGGTTATGCATGGGATGGCCGTAAATTCATTGGCCCAGATGCTAAGAAGTGGAATAAATTACAATTTAGCAGCATGTTTCCAGGCCCGGCAAGGTATGAAGGTTCCAATTCTTATTATGCCGCCGACGCATTTATCAAAAACTTTACTAGACAATGATGAATAATTCATCTATACTAGAATCTCAATTAACAAACGGAGACTTTTAAAATGTATTTATTGCAAAACGGAGATGAAGTTATGAAAGAGCAAATCGAGGAAGCATTTAATTGTGGCGATGCGGTAATAATCCATACTCACGGAATAAATAAAACAAATTCGGGATTAATGCTTGACGGCGAACATATTGATACTCGCGGGGAGTGTTACTCAGTCTGGGATGAGGTTTGGTCGAGAGAGCCTAAAAGTGTGTCTGAATGCATTAGATTGGCTTTATGTTAAATAGGAGACTTATTAAAATGATTACTAAATTTATAAAACACAAAATTACGTTGGAAATTAACGCACCGGAAGGATTTGATATTGCGTTGGTCAAACAAAATCAATCAATTTTATCTGACTCCAGGATTGCTTTAAATGAATTTGCGCAAGAAAGCTTAAGAGTCGGCGATCACACTACAGGCATTATTGATTCCATCCTGATCGACGTGTCAATGACAAGATCTACTAAGCAGCCCTGAACGTTTCCATATTCGAATCTTCGTAAGCTTTAGCAATTTCTTTAGCCCCGGCTAGATATCTTTCCGGGGATTCTATTTTCACAAACAATCGAGGTTTTCCACCGTCAGGGTATATTGAGTTGTTCACCCTACCATCAACGAGGCCTGGATGCGGAATATAACCCATATTTTGTAACAGTTCTTTACGTTTAAATCGGGTAACCCTTCTAGCCAAGCCTAAACTTTCGAGCAATTTATCGAGCATGATACTTGATATCCAATTACCACGAAA